CAAGCGGTGGAAGCCGTTATTGAGGCAAATAGGAAGAAGAAATAATGGCCGTTAATTCATCTCGCTCAATGAACAAGTCACTTGATGATGGTGCAACAGATGGAAAGTATCGCAAGGTACGTCCTGATACTGAAGTAGGTCCAGAGTCATCTGGTACTGAAGCCAACCGTCAATCACTTCATCCATTTTATGGTTATGGTTTTGCAACATCTGAGTACCCAAATAAGGTAAACCCAGGTAAGTAAATGTATAATCTTCAGCCAAAACAATTTTCTTCTGGAGTTTCTTCAAAATCTTATGCAAGTGGTCAAATGCGAGATACTGGTCCAGAAGCAAGAACGGCAAGAGCCAGCGTAGCAGGTAAAGGTAGAGCAGGTAGAATGTTGCAAGGAATGCAAAAAACTCAACGTCAATCTTTTAAAGATTAATTATGGCAAGAGTAGCAAAGACTAATTTAGCAAAAGCACCAGATTTTATTGCTAGTAAAATCCCATTTCAAGCAGCAGCATTATCTGGTGTAGAAGGTACTACTGGTCCTGGCTATATGTCAGATGATGAAACCCGTGAGTATCGTAAATCAAATCCAACATACACAGTTCGTTCTTATGGAACCCCAATTGCATGGCATGGCGATGCTGGATGGCAACATTCAACTTCTAAGTATTCAGTGACAACTTCACGTCATCAAAACATTGTAAAGCGTGCACTTAATGACCACTTCCAAAGCGGACACGATAACGCAAAGAATCCAGATTACGGCTTACCTCTTGGCGAGAAGTAAGAGTGGTGGGGGTCGTAACGACGCCCGTAAATGTGGTAAAGCAAGTAAGAAACGCCCAAAGTCAAACGTAAACAAGGGTAAATCTTGTTGTGGATATTCAATTAAAAGAACAGATAGGTTAGACCACAATCAAGGTCATCGTAAAATAGCCTTAGCCGCTTAAATAGTATAGGATAAACGGACTACTACAAGGAGCACACATGTATATACCACCTTTTTCAATTGAACCGACTGAAATTGTCGGAGGATGTATTGCTATTTATCGTGATATTTGGGATTCTCCTAAAGAAACAATTGATACCATAGAAAAAGTTACTTTAAACTCAAATTCTGGTGTTCAATTTAAAAGAGCCACATTGGGAAATAACGTAGATACGGGAGAAGCAAGGACTAACTCTCATCTATCTTTAACGGAGGCTGCACAAATAAATGATGATTTTCGTAAAATTAACAATAAATATTTTGATTTAGTTTTTGCAGCCATGCGTGACTATTCAAATAGATTTTGTAAAGATTTACCATATTTTTTTGTAGAAGGATTTAATTTGTTAAAGTATCAAACTGGGCAAGAATATACAGCACATTTTGATGGCGATACGACTACACGTAGATCCGTTTCTCCAATAGTTTATTTAAACGACGACTATACTGGTGGAGACATTGAGTTTGTTTATCACAATGTAAAAATTAAACCTAGTCCTGGAATGTTGGCTCTTTTTCCATCTAATTATGCTTATGCACATATTGCTCATCCAGTTAAAACAGGCACTAAATATGCAATTGTTACTTGGTTGCATGATCAACCTAATATGGAGAGATAATGTCAAATATTCCAATTCTTGGACAGAAAAAACAAGATAATGAACCACAGTTTAGGTTGTTGTACTGTCTTGTCTGTCAAACATTAGAAGAGTTACCACCTTATGATGGTGCGCCTGAGCAAGATCACCTATTAGAAATTGCCTGTGAACAGCATGTCTTTCCCTCTGGAGAACCGCATAAAGGAAAACTATTTGTATTGCCATTAAAAGCATGGGCTAAGACAGAGTCAAAAAAAGAAATTATTAGACAAATAAAAGGCGGAGGTTCTGCTGGTATTGCAGAGGTGGATGATACTTTCTACGAATCACGATCTACCTTTATGGAAGATGCAATGACTTGCTATAGGCAACACAACAAACCAAAGGATGGCTGTTCAGATTGGCATATTAAAGACAAGATGTTGGTGCCGAAAACAATAAAGGAACGCAGAGCAGAGGGTATGGAGAAGTATGAAGAATCCGCAGGTCCAAAAACTTATTTGTGCGACTTTTGTCCTGTAGCAATATCCGTAGCACAACGAAAGAGAAAGTTAATGGGAATATAATAATGTCTGATAATGAGATGATCCAAGCAGCCTATACTGTAGGTATTAGATTAGATGGAACTGTGTTTACCGAGGTGCTTGAACCTAGCGAAGTAATTCAAAGAAGAGCAACTACTTTTGATATATATCAAACAAGCAGAGAGTTAGTCTCCGATATTGAAAGCCAATTACTTGCAGATCGAGTTGCACGTACTGTATTGGCAAGTCTGCAACCAAAGGACAATGTTGCAGAATTCAAGGAAAAATTGATAAATGCACTAAGTGATAGAGGCATAGACACCCCACAAGCCTAAAGAGCCATAGACTATGTCTATGAGTGATTTAACTGGCTTTGTAAGTCCTGTTCAATTACAGGCTGCCCCTACTTCTTATTTTTCTGATCCTGAAGAAGAGTTAGACCCGCAGTTATTTGTAAACACAACTTTAAAGGGTTGGGTTCGTAACGGTATTCTTCAAAAATTGTATGGATTTTTAGATGACGCTTATCGCCATCCAGATTTGTGGACAAGAGTTTGGATTGCAGGTTCGGCGGTATCTTTCCAATGGTCAGCAGATCGTGAACCAGGAGATTTAGATATCCTCATTGGTGTTGATTATTTTTCATTTAGAAAAGCCCATCCAGAGTATATGGGATTATCAGATATTGAGATTAGCAAAATGTTAAATGAAGATTTTAGAGAACACCTACAGCCTGAAATGACTAATTGGAATGGATTTGAAGTAACTTTTTACGTTAATCCTGGAGCCACAGATATTAGAACAATTAATCCTTATGCTGCATACGACCTTAACCACAATGAGTGGACAGTGTTTCCTAAGCAACAAGGTGCTACACAAAATTTAGCGTGGGAATCAGCCATTCAAAAAGATACTTCCAAAGCCTCAGAAATTGTTATGCGTTATTCAAAGTATTTAACAGATTTACAAAATGCAAAAAACCCAGCATCTCGTCGTAACGCTGAGTTTGGTTTACAAACCGCTTTAATGCAAGGTTCGGCTCTTTTTGAAGATATCCACCATTCTCGTCGATACGCTTTCAGACCAGATGGTAAAGGTTATGAAGATTTTTATAATTATAGATGGCAGGCTGGTAAGAAATATGGAACAGTTCCTGCACTAAAACAACTGTCTGAGTACTGGTCAGCATACAAAGCAAAACAAGCAGATGAAACTTATGGTATTGATTTACCAGATACTCAGACCCTAATTCGTAGAGCGGCGACATACCGAGCAAAAGGATAACTAATTAATATATTACTATCACTAGACGGCGTACTTAGTTCGGACACAGGAGAACCAATCCGAGCAGGAGTAATGCTTTACTATGCATTAAACACCAATAATCGTGTAGCCATTATGACCTCTAGAAAAACAGAGGATGCAGAACATTGGCTTAATTCTCACGGAATTATTAATTATGATGATTTAATTGATCGTTCTTTTTATTTAGAAGGCGAAGACTTAAAAAAGAGACAATTTGTTATGAGTCGTTCTCGTGCTCCAATAGAGATGTATGTTGATTCTGACCCGTCTATGTGTGCTTGGGTTTTTGAAGAACAAGGTATTCCAGCCATCATGTTTATGAATCCAGGATATTTGGCTGTAGAAAGACGACCTGATGCACCTAAAAAAGTTCGTACTTGGAATCAAATAGAGGAGTCTATTAATCGAGTAAATGTTGCTCGTTCAAAGGATGCGGCTAATCCAAAAGAACTAGAGTTTTGGGATGACTAAATTAATTTTTTCAGGAACTGAAGTTGGTTCAAACCGTACCTTGTTAGAAGGTCAGAAAGTTGAGTCAATGGGACTCAACTATTGGGGTCTTAGAAAACGTGGTTTACCAAAAACTAAACTTTGGCTTATTAGCGAACATTTTACTCCAGAGACTAAAGTTTATATAGAATCTGGGGCAGCACAAGCGGACAAAGCAGGTCTATCTAAAGAAGAATTATTAGAGATAGCCGCAGACTATCAAGAGTTTTTAGTCAATAACGCTGATAGAGCAGAGGCTTTTCAAGAATTTGATTCACTTACTTTAGGGTTAGATTGGGTAGAAAAACAACGTCCATTTTTTGGTAATGATCCAAAACTATGGGTAGTATGGCATGAGGAATATGGGTTGTTAAATCTTAAGGATATCTCTGAAAAGTACAAAAACGTAGTAGTGCCTTACGCTGAAATTGAGTCAGTAACTAACTTAGCAGCCGTTACACGGAGTTACTCTAAACAATTTAATACCGTCTATCACGCCCTTGGATGTGCTAAACCAGATAACTTAAGACAGATACCATTTGCTACAGCCAGCACATTGTCTTGGTTATCACCTATGCGAAGAGGTGAAACTATTATTTGGGATGGAACTAAATTAGTTCGTTATCCAAAGAGAATGAAAGATCAAGCACGACCACGATACAAGCCCATTGTAGAGAAGGCTGGACTAGACTATTTGGAGTTTGTCCAGGATGGTACCCTTGAAGCAACTAGAGTTGCGGTATGGTCTTACAAACGATTAGAGGAGTCTATGGATAAGAAAAGCCCAAATTTTCACATCATCAATGGTGGTAAAGAGGAGAAAGTATCTGATAATAGCGATGAGTTGTTAACAGGTTTAATGGGATTTGAATTACCCTCTTCTGATAACAGTGAGGTTGAAGTGCGGAAAAATTCTGCAAATGAAGTGATACAAAGAGACCCTTTAGAGGTTCAAAACTTGCCTGTCTTTGGATATAAAATGAAGACAATAGTTGAAACTGATGAAGAGGGAAAAGATGTTCTTAAAGATGTCCCAATTATTAATAATCAACATTCGTCACTTCGTCAGTGCAATACCTGCTTTGTTGCTTCAAACTGTCCTGCTTTCAAGCCTGACAACAGTTGTGCTTTCAACCTTCCTGTTGAAGTAAAGACTAAAGATCAACTTAAGGCTTTATTGAACGCAATCATTGAAATGCAAGGCCAGAGAGTGGCTTTTATGCGTTTTGCAGAGGAGATGAATGGCGGATATGCTGATCCCAATGTATCTCAAGAAATTGATCGGCTGTTTAAACTTGTTGGTAATTTAAAAGAGTTAGAAGAAAACAGAGAGTTTGTTCGCATTACCGCAGAGCGTCAAAGTTCTGGTGGCGTTCTTTCTGCAATATTTGGTGATAGAGCACAGGCTCTTCGAGATTTACCTGACGCTTTAAAAGAAGATACAGTCACAAAGATTATTCAACAATCTATTGAAGAGTAGTTATCTGATAATAGCAAGTGGAGAACAGTGGATCATAGTGGAGGGCAATTTAGCCTTTTTTATATGAGGTAAGTACTCAACCAAGTTAACAAGTGTGTGATAGGTTAAGACCCGTCACAATACGCATTCCCATCGAGGGGTATTTGCATCCAAATAGAAATAGTGGGGGTTTACCGATATGTTTTCTTTTAAGTTAGCCGAAGAGTTTGTTACACCATACAAGAGTTTAAAGGCTCCCTTTGGATATCAAGATGCCGCTGGTAATTCCGTTGGTGAAATAACTTTTCTTAGGACCTATTCACGACTTAAAGCAGATGGTACTAAAGAAACTTGGGTTGACGTTTGTGAGAGAGTAATCAACGGTATGTATTCTTTACAAAAAGACCACGCTAAAACAAACCGCTTACCTTGGTCAGATGCTAAAGCAGCCGCCTCAGCCAAAGAGGCTTTCGACCGTTTGTGGAACTTAAAGTGGACACCACCAGGTAGGGGTCTTTGGGTTATGGGTACTCCGCTTGTAAATGAAAAACGAAACTCAGCAGCCTTACAAAACTGTGCGTTTGTATCGACTGGCTCAATGACTAAGACCGATCCAGCAAAGCCTTTTGCGTTTTTAATGGAGGCTAGTATGCTTGGTGTTGGAGTTGGGTTCGACGATAAGGGTGCCGACAAAGACTTCACGATTTACAAACCGCAAGAGGGGGAAATATATGTCATTCCAGATACCAGAGAAGGCTGGGTCGAGTCAACGGCCACGCTTATTAACTCTTACCTACGATCAGACTCAAAACGTCCTAGGTTCGATTATGCAGAAATTCGCAAGGCAGGTGAACCCATCAAGACATTTGGTGGAACAGCAGCAGGTCCAGAACCGCTCATTAAGTTACATAATTACATCGATGGAATCTTCAAGGAACGTGCTGGTCAGAAACTTACCCGTATTGATATCGCTGATATTGGGAACCTTATTGGGGTTTGTGTTGTATCTGGTAATGTTCGGCGGTCTGCTGAGTTACTTATTGGTCGAATTGATGATGAAGATTTCTTAAATTTAAAGAACGTAGAAAAATTTCCAGAAAGAAACTCTTACAATCCAGAAAAGCCAGGATGGGCTTGGATGTCTAATAACTCTGTATCAGTAAATGTTGGAGATAATCTAGACAACATCATTGATGGCATTGCTCGTAACGGAGAGCCAGGAGTTGTCTGGATGGATATCTCAAAACAATATGGTCGTCTCATTGATCCAATTAATAATAAAGATTGGCGCATTGCAGGATACAACCCCTGTGCAGAACAATCTCTTGAGTCCTTTGAGTGCTGTACCTTAGTTGAGACCTATTTAAATCGCCATGAAGACATAGAGGACTTTAAAAGAACCTTAAAGTTTGCTTATCTATATGCAAAGACCGTAACTCTCATACCTACACACTGGGAAGAAACAAACGCCATCATGCAAAGAAATCGGCGCATTGGAACTTCTGTTTCAGGAGTGGCTAACTTTGCAGATAGGAAAGGATTACCAATACTCCGTCAGTGGATGGATGAAGGATATAAAGTAATCAAGACCTACGACACCACCTACTCTGAGTGGCTTGGTATTCGTGAGTCAATCAAGATGACTACCGTAAAGCCAAGTGGAACAGTTAGCATCTTGGCAGGTGAATCACCTGGCGTTCATTGGACTGTAGGCGGAGAGTATTTTAATCGTGCTATTCGGTTTGCAAACTCTGATCCAATGTTGCCTCTGTTTAAGATGGCTAATTACAGAGTAGAACCAGCAAGTGAATCTCCAAATACTACTTCTGTTGTATTTTTCCCAATTAAATCTAATGCTAGACGTTCTGAAAAAGACGTAAGCATTTACGAAAAGATGGCCCTTGCTGCAACTGCACAAAGATATTGGTCAGACAATTCTGTAAGTGTAACCATTAGTTTTAATCCTGAGACTGAAGCCTCGGCTATTGGTACAGCCCTTCACATGTATGATGGACAACTTAAAACCGTGTCTTTTTTACCATCAGGTAATGCTACGTATCCTCAGATGCCTTACACGCAAATTACTGCTGAAGAATACGAAACAGAAGGAACTATGAAATTGTTTCCAATAGATTTGTCTGGGGTATACGCTGGTATGGCTGCTGACGCTATTGGGGAGGCGTATTGCACAACGGATGCTTGTGAAGTAAGATTAATTCAAAATAATTAAAAAAGGAAATTATGAGTACTAAAATCAATAGCATAGTAATTGTTGGCGGGGGTTCTGCTGGATGGATGTCTGCTGCATCTTTAATAAAGGCTTTTCCTAATAAAAAAATAACAGTTATTGAAAGTTCTGACATTCCTAAAGTTGGAGTTGGAGAAAGTACAGTTCAAGAGATAACTACTTGGTTAAACTTTTTGGATATAGATCATAAAGACTTTATGAAGCATACTAATGCTGCTTATAAACTTGGAATTGGTTTTACAAATTTTAAAACTGCTAAATCACCAACTTTTTTTTATACATTTGGTAATCCAGATATATCAAATACCTATTTTGGGTTAAATGATTGGCTTTTTCAAAAAGCATTAGATCCACAAATTGCAGATACAGAATATGCTGAATATTTTTATCCACAAGCAAATAGTTTTAAAACAAATAAACTTGTTATGGATTATCATGAAACTATGAGTCATTCTTATAGAGTTGATAGAGACGTTGTTTATCAATTTGATGCATCTTTATTTGGTTCTTGGTTGGCTAATAACTATGCTATTCCAAAAGGAGTAACTAGAATTATTAATACAGTTAAAAAAATAGAGGGTTCTAAAGAAGGAATAACTGCTTTAATTCTTGAAAATGGAATAAAAATTGAAGCAGATTTATTTATTGATTGTTCAGGTTTTAAAAGTTTATTATTAGGAGAATTTATGGAAGTTCCATTTGTTTCTACAAAAGAAGTTTTACCAAACAACAAAGCCTGGTATGGACCAGTTCAGTACACGAATAAAGAAAAAGAAATGCAGACCTTTACTAATTGTACAGCCGTAAATAATGGATGGATTTGGAACACCCCTTTATGGAGCAGAATAGGTACGGGTTACGTTTACAGTGATGAGTTTGTTGATGATGATACTGCTTTACAAGAATTTAAAGATTATCTAGATTCAAATTCAATGGTTATTCCTGATTCAAATAGATCTAAAAACATGGAATTTAAACAAGTTCAAATTAAAAATGGTTATTATGAACGTTCTTGGGAAAAAAACGTTGTGGCTGTAGGATTATCAGCAGGATTTTTAGAACCATTAGAAAGTACTGGATTATTATTTATACATGATTTTTTATCACAATTAATACATACGTTACAAAGAAGAGAATTTATTACTGCGTTTGATATTACTTCATTTAATAAAAATTTTGTATATTATATGAAAAATACAACTCAATTTGTTTCTTTGCACTTTCAGTTATCTCAAAGAGCCGACACTCCTTACTGGGACAAAATTACAAACAATGTTTCGTACCCAGATGAGTATTTTAATATAACAAAAGATGTATTTACTGATCGAGTTATCCATAATCCAGTGCATACAGCAATTGCGGTTGGGTTAGGTTACAATCCTTGTACTTCATTACTTGTAAGTAACTTAGATTTTGAATTTCAAAGAAATACTAAAGAGTTGTTAGAACCTTACATTAAACACAGAAAATTAAAACAAAAAGAATGGAAAAAAATTATTGATAAAGCACCTACACATTATCAATACTTAAAAGAAAACATATACAATGAAAATCAATGACATACCTACAGTAACTAAACAACTTTTTACAAAATCATACTGGAATAAAACTAATATTATTGAATTTTGGGCATTCTCAACTAAACTAGTAATTATTATTCCTGGTCTTTTATTAGGAAAACAATGGTGGTGGTTATATATTTTTGCTTTTGCTTCTAGTGTGGCTTTAATATTAACTTCTACTATAAAAACTTTACCTACTATTATTTATTTTAACGTTATTTGGAGTTTGTTAGCAACAACTGCAATTTTAAAACATTTTTTATAGCCTTCTGCTATTGCTTTGCCTTTTGCTTATGCTTTGCTCTGCTTTACTGTTGCTTTGCAATATGCTGTCTTGTGAATTTTTATTTTATCTTCAATATTTAATAAAGGTCTAATATTTACATTATTTTTAAGAACTACCTTTGTTATGGCTCCCTCACACACAGAGCAAACTAATACCAAACACTCTGTTGTTGTGTAATCTTTTCTCCAACCTAAATGAATTAATTTATCCCAAAACAATTTTTCGGTGTAAGGCAGATCAGGTTCTTTGTAATGTTTATATTGTTCTTGCTTATGCTGTATGTATTGCTTATCTAATTCTATATAACGATCTACAAAGGAGTGTTCTCCCATGATTGCCCCCTAACTAACTGACTAACTTCTCCTGGCTGCCAGGTAAGTTAGTTCTAAGATAGCCCCACCATCTCTGATGGGGCTTCTCCTATTGCTTCTCCTATTGTTTTGCTTGCTTATGCTTCTGCTATGGCTTCTGCTATTGCTTTGCGTTCTTTTCTGGGAACTGTTCCATTAACTGCTTAGTCTTTGGAGTAAGTCCATGCCAAGAACTCCAATCTTTACCGCCTCTACTCATGTAGTAAGCGATCTTTGCATTGACCACAGGGTTGAGCAATTCGGCATTATTTTCTAAACCAAATTTTTCTCTACGATCTTTGCCTAACTCTCCGATCATGTTTATTTGAAACATGCCCCACGAGTTATCACCTGTGTTTGTATTAGGATTGTGAGCGAGGGGTCGCCCATTACTTTCTTTCTTAGCAACTGCCCATGCTTCTTTCAGGTCTGTGCCTGTAAAGCCTACGGCATGAAGCAACTCAACCAATTCAAGATCGGTTAACTTATGAGTATTTTCATACTTCTTTAAGGTTGCTTCGTTTGTTGTTTCGCTAACTATTAGTGCTTCGGCTCTTGTTGGTGCTATGGCATCTGATGTAGTTGCTACTCCAAATGCTACGGCTAAGGTCGAAATTGACCCACCAAGTATTAAAGCCTTTAGTCTTGCTTGGGCTTTTGCTGATGCTTTGGCTATTGCCTTTGGCATCTGCTCGGCTCTTATTCTTGCGTTTGTTTTCATCATCACTCCAAATAGTCGTTGGCACTTTCAGATGCCTTTGACTGGTGTGAACGAAGGCGGTGTAAATACCGCTCTGTCGTCTTGATCGATTGGTGTCCTAATCGCTCTTTTACTTCATGGACATCTATGCCGTTCTTTAACAACTGCGTAGCGTTTGCATGTCGTAAATCATGAGTTCTAGGCGACCAGCCGATTGCGGACTTGGCTATTGCTTTGTTCCAAGTTGTTCTCCATACATCACGAGGCATGTGGCTCATATTGTTGATGAAACTCCCTTGCTTGTGCTTCTGCTGATGCTTCTGCTTTGCCTTACGGCTTCGGCTTCTTACCTGCTCTGCTTCTGCTAGTGCTTCTGCTTGGGCTTTGGCTTTGCGGTAGTTTGCTACTGCTTGCCTACACCCTTCGCATCTACAACCCCCATGTGTATAGGAGTAAAGAGTTCCATGCTGGAACTGTTTTCCGCCTTTCTCGAATGGTCGAGAGGGCTTTGCGCTTCGTGAACCTTTAAGTTTACCTTCCGTTAAGAGTATTGTTCTTGGAAACATCAGATCATCTTTTGCTATGCCTTTTGCTAGGACATACGCATTTAACTGCTGTAATAGGGCTTTTCCTATCACTAGGCTTCTCTTATGCCCTGACTTGGTGGCATCTATCACCATGAACCTAGTTCCATTGTTGTAATTTGTTCCTAGATCACTAACTCGCCTTTGAATAAAGATTTCGCCAGTTTTGAAATTAATGTCTTTTGCTCTTACTTCCGTTGCTTCACCAAATCGGCAACCACTTGCTACTAAGAATTGGGCAAATAATTTAGTTCCTTGTGTTGGTAAATGCTTAATGATCTCCTTAAACTCATCAGGGTCTAGGAGATTAGATATATTGGCATGATTGACCTTGATCTTAATTCCATGTGTCGGATTGCTCTCTAATTGACCAGCATTAACCAACTTTGAAAACATTGAGCCAAGAGAAGCCTTCACCTGATTTAAGGTGGCAGGTCTAACTCCCGATAGTTTGAGATCATCAATTAACTTAACTAGGTCTGAAGGCTTCAGGGAAGTTAGTTCTCGATCTCCTATAACTGGAATTACAAATCTAGTTAAGACCGACTTATAGCCCTTCTTTGTGATTGGCATTAGATCAGCCACCGCCAGCCATTGATCTACAAAATCAACCACCCTTAAATTAGCCTTTGAGGGGGCTTTTAAGCCCTGCTTCTCGGCTTGTATGGCGTGATACATGGCTTCGGTTTCATTAGCCCATGTGCCAGCCGATAAACGGCGATTTTGAAGCCTGTAATAGCCTGTAAATCTGCCGTTGCGCTTAATCACATACGCCATAAGTTGCCCCCTCTACTGGCGAGTAATGACCCTTCTACTGGCGAGTAATACTACTGGTGAGTAGGTTCTTAATCAAAAGATAAGCCCCTAATCCAAATCGGACTAAGGGCTGAACTATTGGCTACATAGGGAATTAGGCGGTCAGGCTTGGAACTAACTTGGTGGAACACCAGATAAGTTAGTTATTGAGCGTGAACTAACTTTCTGGAATTAAATAAAAGTTAGTTCGATCTACCAACTGGCTTGATAACTAAATCCTAGTTCGTGATCGCTCTCTAATAGGGAAGTAATTAAATCAATCGTGTATTCCAGTTGGTAATAGTAATAATCGGTCAGATCACTACCACCAAAGAAAAATCCGTCAACTGGTGGAAGTGGATTTTGAAAAGTATCAGGAGTTAATTCAGTTTCTAAACTATTTAAGTAATCGCATAATTGATAAAAAACTTTTTGGTTTTCTATTTGATATTCACGATCAGGATTAGCCAAAGCCTTAATACAATCATTTTTTAATTGTAATAAGTCCTCATCACTTAAATAAATTACTTGGCACTCATCAACGCCCTTGCCACACTTATCAACAATCCAGCCATGAATAGCGTTTGCCTTGCGCCAATAACCAACCATTGATTTAACGATTATGCTTGAAAAATCAGGAGTTGGTAAATCTTTTAATCCAGCAAGATTTTTAATCTCGGCATAAGAACCAGTTTTATCTGTGTTGCTACCCATATATTTTTCAGCATACAAATACATATCTAAACCCATTAGTTGATCTCCTTTACAATATCAATCGCAACATCTAATCCTGATATTGCGCCGTCTAACATCATAAAGTCAGAAGTGCCGTCTTGTTCAGCATGGTTCTGCCTTTTACGCCAAACATGTTGAAGTTGGGTTAACTCTTTAATTGCTTGATCTTTATTCATTTTCAATCTCCAATTCTCTCTCTGATGCCCATTGTTTTATGGTTGTCGTTAACCAAACTGGTGTTCTCCCCATGTATTTGTCGGGCTTGGGAAGGGTGTTGCGATTTAGATAACTGTGTAGAGTTTCGATCTTTAATCCAGTTATCTTTGCTATATCTGTATTTGTTAGCCATTCGCTCATGTTTATCTTTTAACTTTCTGTTTAGTTTCATTAGGTTTAGTTCCCCACTTTGTAGTTTTAGTTTCCGTATCAGCCCATAGATAAGGTAAATCTACTGGCACATTAAATTGATAATAAGTATTATCTTTACGATTTAGATTACTTTGATGCGAGTTATGAAGTTCTAAATTACCAAACCAAAAAGGTAATCCAGTATCAGGGAAGGTTGGGTGTATTGCTACAAAACTGGGCAACAAAGTATCTTTGTAGCCACGATCTATCCACTCTTGGCAGATCGCAATTCCGTATTCACACAAAGCCTTCTCATGCCCACGCCACATCTTTGTAGCAGGGTGATTACGCCAGCCCTGACTAATACCGATTAACGCCCTAAGTATTTGCCACGCTTCAACTCGTTGCTTACCTAATCGCCTGTAATCAAGAGCCTTAGCAGACTTAACAAAGTCAGGATAAGGAATAAAAGTATTAACCATTGATACCACTCCTATATTGTTTGCGAAGCAAACTTTGGCGTTCAATCTCAGTTAATCCACCCCATACGCCATATCTAACTTTGTTAGATAATGCGAAAGATAAACATTTAGTTTTAATTGCTTGATCGCAATTACCACAAAAAGTTTTGGCTTTTTTAATACCAATTACATCAGTTGGATCGGGAAAAAAGATTTCAGGGTCAACTGTTTGGCATGGCGCATCATCAATATCTTGTGGAGTAGGCGTAGTTAATTCAACTGGCTTTATTACTTTTCTTGCTTTAGTAAAAGACACTTGACTTTTAGGTTTAGTCATAATTTTTATCTCCCTTTTCATTAGTAAGAGTTTGAACAAACTTCTCCATGATTTCAACTAAATCATTAGGTTGTAAATTAGCAAACTTCAAAAGTATTTCAATCATGTGTAATAAACCCCATACCAACATCTCAGGTTCTAGGTTTTGATCTGAAATCATTTTGTTTAAGTGTTCATTTGCTAAATACTCTTTTATTTCTTGTGGCAAACTATCTGTTCGTTCTTGATCTAACTTAAATCCACGAACAATTTTAATAAACTCATTAGCAAAGTTAATAGATTTAATTAAATCCATTTGTTCTTGGTTCATTGTTTCTCCTTCATAATTAGTTCATTTAAGTAATCGTATTGAGGTAATCCATTGTTATTTTGATGCCCAGTATCACCACCGCAATCAACGCATTGACCTAATACTGGAACTTTACAACCGCACTCACAATTACACTCAGGCTCGGTGCTAAATACTTCATCAAATAAACTTTCATCAAGTAAATCATCAGCCATTTTTATTCTCCTTTAATTGATTTAGATATTCCGTTTCTATCTTTCTAATCTGTATTCTTGAAGTTCCAAACATACGAGCAACTTCGGATAAAGATTTTTGATACTCAATTCTTTGGTGAACTATTTTTTTCTTTTCATTTTCATTAAACATTACTTACTCCAATTCTATTAGGAGTTGAGTAGGCGCAGATACGGCTCGTTTTATTATCCAAAGCAAATTAAGGAAATAAAAGTCTTGACCGCCCTTCACAAGTGAAAGGAGTGGGGAATGAAAACAAAACCCCATTAAGGTCTTGTGTTAACGCCTACCCAACAATTTTAAGTTAGCGAGAAAGTGATCTCTTTTGTGTTTCTACGCAGTTATAGCAAAACCAAAGAATATCCTGAGAATAGTTATCAGTAATTGTTTTGCCATTATTGCGAACGCCTTGCTGACCGCATTGATCACATAAATCTAATTCGTGATCTTGAACTCGTCTAACAATTTCTACATATCCCATTTATTTACCCCCAAAATAACATTGATCAATAGTGCCAAAGCAATAGTGATCACCAACCCAACTGATGTGTGTTGCTAAATAATAAGTTCCAACCGCTAACGCACTCCAAAATAGAATACGAACTCCAGTTCGAACTCGATAATAAGTTTTTGATCTCATTTATTTACTCCGTTCTAAATGTAGTTGGTATCTCCAACTATTTTGTTCTTGATGAGTTTTTATTCGGTGGCAACTGGAACACCTAACAACGCACTTTTTAATTTCTGATTTAATTAATTTAGAAAGTTTGTTGCTACCAAGTGCAGTTCCGATATTAAACTTTTTACTGTGTAAGTGATCAAACTCTAAAGCCAGCACATTACTTTCACCACAATCAATACAAGGATTTTGTAATAAATAATTAAATACAAACTCCCTTACCTCTTTGTGGTTAGTTCTGTGTTTCTCCGCTTGTCTGATAGACACACAAGGCTTACAAGCCCCTTCATAGCCCTTATTACCGCTTGCGTGTGATTTAGGTTGAAAGCGAGATAGTGATTTGATCTTGCGACAATAACTACAACGCCTTTTACCCTTAGCAAGTAAGTTTAATTTTTCTGCTTTGCGGGTTGATGAACCTTTACGCATTAGGGCAAAGCAAGATTTACACCTTGCCCTAACTTTGTATTTACCCTGCGTATGTTTATTAAACCGATTAAGTGGTAGAGCAGTAAAGCAACCTATACACACTTTAGTTTGTCTTGATTTAATTACGGACTTATTGGTAGCCACAAACAATCCAATCTAAGTGTCTTATATTTAAGATCACTATGGTTTGACGGAGTTAAATAAGCAACAATAAATCGGCTACCAGTTGTGGACACAATTTTGCCTTTACGCATACGCCCATGCGCTTGAATAAAGACTTGATCTCCAACATTAATGTTGTATGGATTTTTTGTGTCGTAATAACCAATTCGTTCATCAGCAATAGAAATTAATTCATCTCTCACATTTACGATCTGTGAAAGTAAATCTAATCTCTTTTGGCATTTTTTAATAACTTTATTTGGGTCAGTATCACCGCCATACATGTAAAGGGTGGCGCACTCACCTAACCAATTTAAGTTTTGTTTTGTATCGCCACTACCACCGATTTCATAAGCAATACTTTCGTAATAAACAAACGATTTAACATCATTCATGTATCCACTAATATCACTATCAGCCAAATAACTTGAACTTGTATTTCCATTTAAGTCCAAAACTGTCCTGAACTCATAATTAAAACCAAGAATTATTAATTGAAAACCTTTGTAGATTTGTTCATCAAAAGTTATATCAATTAATTTGTGTTGGGTTAATAGATCAAACTTATTGCGAGTGTGTGGTTGCCAAATTGAAGTGCTGGTTTCCCCAACACTCCAATAGGCATCTTTGGTATCAAACTTAGTTTTTAATCGTTCAAGATAAAAACTATCTTTAGTTTTAGTTTGTGTAGTCATTAACCCACCAAGTCTTTTGCTTCAAGAACTTTCTCGATTAATATGCTCATAGTTTTGAGATCAATACTCATCTCTGAAACTTCAATGTAGTTATCTCCAACTCGGCGATTGCGTTGATCAACTGTGATGTTGTTAGCACGATCACCAAGAATTGTTTTAAGAGATGCAATTAAAGAAGCAGAAACTCTTTCGTGATATTCCCTTGCTTCTTTTTGTTTGCGATCACGCTCTTTTTGTTCCGCTTCTTGCTTTTGGCGTTCCAGTAATTCTTGTTGCTCTCTTTGCGCCCACTTTGGTTCAAGAGTTTCATACTCAGCAACAATATCTTGTGGTCTAGCCAACCAAAAAATAGTTGTCTGTGCTTGTCCGTTAGTTTTGTAATCATCAGAACAAACTAAATAACCAACATTACGAGAACCTTTATTTGCTGGCGCAAAAGCCTGATCATCTTGTTTATCTGATCTATAAACTTTGTATTCATATTTAGAACTAGATACAAGAGTTGCTTTAGCAACATGGTTGCGTTGAACACGATCAGGATTTTTCTTATCTGATGAGGAATAATCCCATGCTGGAATTACGCCATAGTTAGTTCCTACTTTTAGTTCTGCGGATTTCATTTATTTATTCTCCTTAGTTAGAAGGGTGGAACATAGCCCCCCGACCATGTTCCACCACATTTATTTATTAAGCGTTAACTAATCGCCGACTAATCGCATACTTAACGATTGATTTAGCCATGCTAATTAAGTTAAGGGGATTATTTACAATCGCACCAATTTCGCAATAGTGTGATTTTTCCTGATCAAGTTTTACTAATTCATTTTGATCAGCGATATATGCAAAAGCAGTTAATACACCAGCATTACCTAGTTTTTTAATTGCTTCATCATTTTCTCTAACGGAATGGTGTTCCCATTCTCCGTCAGTAATAGCAAAGAAAATACGAACTGGCTTTTCAGTTTCAGCAAGTATTTTAGTTGCGTAAGTGATTGCTTCGGTTGGATTAGTTCCACCCTGAGAGCCAGCATTACGAATTACACCAGTTGCTTTTTCATCAGCACGATACAAAACATTTGTAGCCGTATTGAATGTAATTACTGTGGTGTTTGCGTTAATGCGATCTAATGCTCTTTTAATCGCATACATAGCCCGATAAGCAGAAGTTTCTTTACTGCCACTCATTGAACCTGAATTGTCTAAAAGGATTACGCACTCGATCTCTGTGGCATCATCTTGACCTTCTGCCCATTGATCAAAGATCGTATCTAAATCATCACCACGCATATATCTATGCGCCTGTAAGCGACCCTGTGATTGATATTTATTCCAAGCAGGGTCAAAGGTTGCTTTTAATCTTTCTAACTCTCTACTAAAAGATAGAGATGCTTGGAAAGTTTTAGCATCAGGAGTTTGATTATGATACCGAGATTTTTGTGGCTCTTTAGAATTATTAGTAGCAAGAGAAGGTAAGCCACCAATTTGTCTAATGATGTCGTTGATTTCGTTAGCAATCTGTTGATTATCTAATATGTTATTTAACATATCTGATAAAGCAGATTGATCATCAGGAGTTTGATTACCAGCAGTTTTACCATTACCAGTATTTTTATTTTGATCTGTTAAATCAATTTCAATTACTGGTTCTGATTTTAATTGTTCTGCCAATTTAGCATCATCTTTAATAGGTTTTGTTTTAGCCCTATCACGATCACGCTTTTGTTGAATTGGTGGAACTGGGCGAGATATTGATGAACTCTCTATGCCTTCACTTGGTCTATCACCATGACCGAATGGAGATTTAATTGAGATCATAACTTTCTTGCCACCTTCACCAAGTAAATCTTTTTCCCAATCCGCTAATCCGTTTTGGGGAACTTCTTGTTTTGGCATTAACGCATCAAATCGTTTGATTAAATCTTTTGCTAATTCAGTATCGTCAGGAAAAACTAATACACGATACTGGTCAACAATTTCGCAGATTTCATCTAATTGATCTTGGAACTTATATGCGTTGCGTGATCGTGCCAACAATTCAGTTGGTAGATATTGCCGACCACGCAATAAGCCGTAAGAAGTTTCAAATGCTTGTGGGTCGTCAACAAAGTGAATAAGTATTGTTGAAGTGAACCAATCAATCGTTGAGGGATAGCGAGTTGTAAATAGAGTTTCAATTCGCTGATCATCTAACGCATTGTAAGCAAATAAATAATCCATATCTCTACACCATTCAAAGATTTCAGAACCTTCTCTTGGTGTGTAAAGAATGTGGCTAACTTCATGTAGATCAAGACCACGCAAACCAGCAATCTCTTTTGGAGTATTTAGATTGCCAAGTAATCGTGAATTAAAACAAACATGAGAAGCACCTGACCAAGCAGGTGCGTTGATCTCTGCATGTTCAACTTTAACTTCAACCTTACGAAGTGTTAATGCAGAATTAACTCTGCCAAAGAATTGAGTAAATCGTTCAATCCTTTGGCGTTTAATTTCCGCTTCCTGCTTCTCCTTATTTTTTAGATTAGATTGAGTTAGAGCCTCATCTAAATCTAAGAATGGATATTCCATTTATTTATTCCTAACTAAGCGTTAACTGGTTCAAGTAATCCGAGATCGGATTTGATGTTGTATTCGCTACCTTCTAGCAACATACGAACTGCTGGCTTCTCATCATCAGCAAAGTTATTAACAAACACTTCACTCGCAAACTCATAAGAAAGACCCTTAGCAAGTTTCTCGAATGTTTTTAAGATACGAGTTGATACTGGGGTTTCAAATATGGTTGATGAATTAGAAACATCATTAGCACGAAGCGTTGAACGCATACCATTAGCAAGTTCCAGTAATGAACCTGAACTAAGGATTTGTTTTTCAATCTTTGTGTCGTAGTTGTAAGTTAACTTAATTGCGAAGCGATCTTTCCAAGCCTCATTAAGTAATTGAGTTCCACGATAGTTAGGGTTCATATCAGCAACCACTAATAGATCAGGGTGAGCATGGATAACTTCGTTGTCGTGGCTCATCAATGTAATTGATCGGCGATCATCTAACAAACTCATTAGATATTGTGAAAGATTTTTTGGTGCGTTATTTAATTCATTAATTAATAACACGCCACCTTCACGAACGATCTTTGTTATTGCGCCGTCAATCCACTTTAACTCGCCCTTGCTATCAGGGAATAAACCACCAGTTAATTGTGTGAAATCGAGTGCGTTATTAGAAGGAACTGCAAAGAAGTTCATTTTGCGTTTTGATGCGTAAGCCATAGCGGAAGTTGTTTTACCAGTTCCAGCATCACCTTCAATTAACACATTCATTTTGTTTTCAAGTGAATAGTCATACATTTGAGTTTCGGTAATACCGCCACCGAAAGATCGTTCAATGTAATGCCCAGTTTGTTCCAGCGAAGGAACAAAGAAGGATTTGTTATTTGTTGTAGTCATTTTGTTTTCCGTTTCTGTTAGTTGTTAGTTTGTATTACTGGGGAATTGAATTGTGTTAGTGAAAGCCAAAATCAATCACTAACACAAACTTATTTATTTGTATTCAGGTATTACCACATCAGGGTTTTTTTCAATGATCTCTGATGCGATTGCAACATCATCAAGTTGATCGTTTATCAACTCGATAAAAGTTTTTTGTTCAGCCACTTTGGTATCAAGGATAACTTCAACCTGATTAAACAAAGAGATTGCGGTTTCAATAAAGAACTCAGGAACTTCTAATTCCTTCATCTTTATTATTGTGGTTTTTAATGCGGTGCATAACAACCCAACTTCATCATAAGTTAGATCATCAATAACCATTTTTTTGTTTTCCATTTATTTTAGTCCTTTGACTATTTTGTTGATGTTTAAGTTTTTCAAAACATCAAGAGTGTAGTTATCGGAACGAGTAGAAAAGAACCGAGTTCCATTAGATAGAACGAGATCAATTTGGTTAATTGAGATTGTTCCAGTAGCAACGATATTTCCGTTTGTATCTATATATGTATTTGTTTTCATTACTTATTCCTTTTGTTAGGGGGAAGGAATTAAGTTCTATATTAAGTTGTATTGAATACACTATGTATTCACCACTATTACTGGTAAAGATAATTCGCAGATTATTTATTGCCAGTAATAGCAGAAAACACATATAGCAATATGTTTATTTTATTTATTATTAATTAACTTCTTAGTGCTTAGATCAGATTGGATACTGTCGGCATTTGTTATTAACAAAACTATCCATGATTAATTAATAGAAAACATATTGATTATGTTTGCCTAATTCTCTATGTAATTAATAGTTGATTGATTTGCTATCACCTTAATAAGTTCCCGAAGGATTTAATGACTTATTAAGTTCACTAGAGTTCAATCTCTATCTAGGCTTTTTTCACTTGAAAATTATTGATCTTTTGCCCCTAGAGGTTTCTAAAAAGATCAAACTTTTATCGTCGTGTGCCTGACCACAGCGTAGCAGAAAATCCAGTTGACCTTGATCACCTGATAAGAGCGAGTTCTAGCGTGGGTAATATGTCCGAATTGCCCGATTGAGCGTGGAACACGCTGGCTCATGGCTGGCTGATCGGGGTTTGGGTGGGGTGATCGGGTCTAAATGGGGGGTAGAAGGCTAGAAAGCCCCCTAGAAGCCCGATTAGGGCTATCTGAGCGTGAGAGCCTGAGCGTGGGGGCTAACTGGCGATCTCGGAACTGGAACTAACTATCTCGAACACCCGTTCGAAATTGCGAACTTACTCATGGTGGCGGTGGCGGTGGTGGAAGCAAGTTAGTTGCGAACTAACTTTAATGGGCGTGCATGAAGTTAGTTAGTTAAGTGTGTGCGCCTTGTGAGAGATGTTTAGTTATTTAATTATGTGGGAAATTGCGCCCGAATTGTTTTTTTCCAGTAATAACTAATAGAGATATAAGAGAGAGAGATAGATAGATACATGTTCCATGTTTATTAATAGTTAATAGTTATGTGATGCCAAGAGATACTAATTGCTACATGGAACATGTGGCTATGTAGTGATGCGTATGCGTTTGGTTATGTGAGTTATTACAAGGAGAGAAGGCACTAGGTAATAGTGATGTATTGATCTGATAACAACTCGGAGAGTTGGCTAATAGGCTGGTGGTATCCGTATTAACAAACTGTTGCCGTAGTCAGTAGCCAAACGCTAGTTAGTTGTGCCGTCATCAAATAGTCATCAAGCCATGTGGAACACATAGTTATTGAGCGCATGTTAACAAGATCGCACCTGATTAATAGTCAGGGGAGATTGTTAACACTAATAAATTGCTAAGACCCCCCCACCATTAAGCGTGAGCGCACAGGGGACCCCCCAGGTTGGAGACATGGTTGACGTGTTTGAGCCAAAGCAGTAGCCAAAAGAGGTCTAGGATGAGGTCATATGCGGATGTAGCGCAATTGGTAGCGCACCACCTTGCCAAGGTGGATGTTGCGAGTTCGAGTCTCGTCATCCGCTCCACTATATACAATAAGGCTATGGAACAGCAGTCACACCTATTTGATGAGATAAAGGCTAGTACACGCCTGCAGATGGCCAAGGAGATACTTAAGGGTATCAAAGGTCTAAATTTATCGGCCCCTACCATTGACCAGATAACCCAGATAGTTAAGGATGCCCAAGAGGGCGTTTAATAATTTAATGTCCCTCGTCAATGACCCACGCTACGTGGTCCACGTTGTTCTTAATCTTCTTTACACTTCTATAATCATGTAGAGATAAGAGAGCCTTACTTAGAGCCTCATCCGATGTCCTTGCCTTTCCTCTACGAGTTATGTGAGGCTGCTGGATTTCTGGCCTGTCAGGATACTCGTGCCAACAATCTGTGCGAATTGTCCAATGCCACACCCCACCACCCCTCTTATTGGCTGAAATTGTAAATTGCCCATTCATAAAGTAAGCATACCTCCCCTATTCAATAATTTTTTCTCAGTACTAACCAAAGCAGTAGCCAGGAGGGTATAGGATTTATCCCATGAGTACTAATGACTGCACCAGCAAGTGCGAGTTTGATTTAGATATGGATGGTCAAGTAACCTGTGTTATGTGTGGCTCAAGGGAGAGTTCTAACCCCAATGGTTGTTGCGATTTACCTCCCGCTTCATTTGAGGAGTAACTATGTATCTATTTGGTCTAGAGTTGCGAAGAGATACTCGCACTAAGGAGGTAGTCATGGTCACCTGTTCCAGGTGTTCTAAGGACTATATGATCTCCGCAGATAATATGCGAGTTCCTAATTACTGTCCAAGTTGTAAATAACTGATCGGAGAATCAAATGGTCTTAATAACTGACTTCTTAGCACTACTGTGTGTGACTGTCGTAGCACTGTATGTGTTGTGGGTATCCCGCAAGGCTGGTAATCCCGTATATCTAGTAATGAAGATTTTGTCGGTGATGATTGCCTTACTCTGGATTGTTGCGGCATTTTTGTATTCTTCTCAGCAATAACTAGATATGCCATATAAGGACAGGAAGTCCGATAAGGCTAAGGCGACTAATCAAAAGGCAGGTAAGAAGTACTACCTTAAAAATAGGGGCGCCCAGTTATTACGTAATAAGACCAAGAAGGATCAGATACGTGATTACATCCGTAAGTATAAAGAACATAGAGGATGTATGGATTGCGGCGTTAAATATCCTTACTATGTCTTAGATCTAGATCATCGTGATCCAAGTGATAAGAAGTTCACTCCAGCAGCCCTACACAAGACAGGCAGTTGGGAGAAGATGATTAAAGAGATCCGCAAGTGCGATGTCGTATGTTCTAACTGTCATAGACAGAGGACCCACGAGAGAGGGCACTACACCCACACCAATAGTTAATACAAGGAAACATAGCCCAAGACTCTTGAAACTCGAAGAGTTAGGTAGTGGCTATGTGATAGGGTGGGAATATGGAAATAAAAAGAAACTGCGGAACTTGCACAAAATGTTGTGAAGGTTGGTTATCAGGTAGTGCTTTAGGGCATTCTTTTTATAAAGGTAAGCCATGCCACTTTATTGCAATAGGTAAAGGTTGCACCGTATACGCTAAGAGACCTAAAGACCCTTGTGTAGTGTACACCTGTGGGTGGTTAACAAATGCAGACCTTCCTGAATGGATGAAACCATCCGAAATCAACGCAATAGTAGATTTTAGAAAAATTGAAAATACAGATATTCACTACATACGCACTAGTGAGGCAGGAGAAACTTTAAGATCCGATGTCCTTTCTTGGGTTATATCTTATGCGCTTTTAAAAAAATATAATTTATATTGGACAGTAAATGGGGCAAATTACTGGCAAGGCAGTCCTGAATTTTGCGAAATTGCTTCTAAATTTTAATTTTTTTCAATAAAGCCCCAAGACAGTAGCCATAATGTCACAATACAGTTATGGCCAGATATGCAGAATTCCAAGACTCAGCAGGAAGACACTACGTTGAGCACGATATGCCTGAAGAGACGGCATACAAGCATCCAATCCGATCCTACGGTGATGCACGTCGTCTTTCTGTATATGACACAAAGGATTCAACGCCAAGAACAGTTGATCCAAAAGGTGGCGGAGTTAGAGAGAATCCAAAGGGTGAACCAGGATTAGTTGGTTATTCAGATTTTTATCGTGAGCCTGTTCGTGATTCTGGTATTACATTTGTAACTAAAGATCAAAAAGGCAATGAGGTACGTGAAAAATCAAAGCCAATCGCAGATACTAATATCGGATACATGCGTGTACATGATCAGTATAAAGGCGGAGGAATTGGCCGCCAGATGTTTGATTACATGCACAAGACAACTCCAGAAGGATCAATCCTAAATGTAGGCAAGGCAGCATCTAATGAGACGCTACATATGTCTGAGAAGTTAAAGAAAGAAAAGCCAGATTCAATCAAGTATAAGTTGTTCTAATGAACAACAATCTATCTAAGCAGCAGTTTGGCCCCATGTACCATGGCACTCGTGCAGATGTAAGTGGTGGCTTTATATTTCCTGCTGTCACTGAAGGAGAGAGTCGCATGGCTAATGCATGGGCTACAAGTGATCCAGGGCAAGCGAGATTCTTTGGCGAGACTAAGATGCCAAAAGGTGCTGAGAAGAATCCCGTTAAAGTCTACAAGGTGCAACCAGTTAGCAATGAAGTTAAAGAAGAGTCTGGGAACATAGAGGGTGAACGCTTCTATTCCTCCCCTCACGGGTTTATGATTACTGGAGAACACAAATGAGCGCCCAAAATTTATCTCCTCAGCAATTCGGCGTTAAGGTAATGCCAAAAGAGATGTATGTAAATGTTGCAATGCAGATGACACCTCCATCAGAGGCATCTAACACAGCAAGTAGTACAAAAGCATGAGCGCCAAATACTCACGTAGCGAACCATTTAACAAGATGCAGATTAAAGACGGCTGGATAGTAATCATGCGAAAGGATGGCACAGTTAAATCACGCCTTGAGCCATACCGACCAAAGGTTAAAAAATAATGTATGAGTACCGTGTCAAGAAAGTTGTTAAGGTAGTTGATGGCGATACTATCGATGTTGATATTGATTTAGGTTTCTCTATCTCCTTCTTCTCCCGTGTGCGCCTAGCAGGTATAGATACACCTGAGAGTCGTACTACTAATGCAAAGGAAAAAACCCTCGGCTTGGAGGTTAAAGAGAAACTTAAAAAAGAATTAGCGGCGGCAAAAGACGTAGTAATCAAGACGGAGAAGCCTGACTCATCAGAGAAGTACGGACGTATACTAGGTTGGGTGTTTTTAGACGGATCAGATGTGTCGCTTAATCAGAGGTTAATTAATGAAGGTTATGCTTGGACATATGG